GCCCCATTGAAAATCTTTTGCAAAATAGGACCTTGTGCGATCAGCGGACTGTTAGAATCGGTCGGGGCTCTAACACTGTATTTTGGTCTTGCCAATCATCGCACAGATTGGACTTTTTGGTTGATCACCTTCGAGAGCTGTCACTTAGGCAACTTCCCCATCGTTTTCCCTTTTACAACCTTCTGACTGTTTTGTTTTATCATCTTTCACCGAATCATTTCCAAAACTTCCAGAGGCCTTAGAGGTATCACCAGAGTTCCTGTCTACGTAGTCGCAGATGCAAGATCCGAAGGTAGTTCGTATCCTGACAATGAGTTTCCTCATGCCAGCAAGAGAGGGGCGGCTCTAGCACCTACCGACAAAATCGTTCCGTCGATAGAACCAGAGATTGATCCACCAAAAGCAGTCAGATCCTTGTAGACCTGACCGGCTTTGTTGGCCCAAGATGCTACTTGTGTCTTGTGTTTCCAAGCCCACCCCGCAGCAGAAGAAACCCAATTGGCCGCAGCATTCCACACGTCCTTGAAATGGTGTCCACCATTCAAGGTCAAATCGGAATGAATTGGGAGCAAATGAGCATTGCTTCTGGGATGCGGAATGTCAGCAAACACACCAGCGTGGATGTTATCCATTGAACTGGTAATCACAAACGCGCTGTGGTTTGTCACGTCTTCGACGAAGCCTTGTTGGCCGTCGGTTTCAGCGATACTAGCAAAGCGCGCGATAATAGTCTTGGGGGAGTCGAACTTAATCGAAAGGTTGACTTGTCCTTCTCCTTCAAACTCAAGCATCTGACGACGATTGAGTTTGTAAGTGATTGACCCGTGCCCTTGATTTCGTTCAATTCTCTCATCAGTCGCAACGTTTTCAACAGCCGATGAACCTCCGCTACAAGCGGCGTCAATTTGGCTGTATGTCACGAAGCCACCCATATCAGCAGCTGCAGTTCCATCCTCGTAAGATATACCTGCAGCAACTAATCGTGCTCCCACTTCCGAAATAGCGTCGAACTGGCCCACCTGAGTAGTACCGTTGTACCACGAATAAGTGATACGGTAATCCCCTGTAGGTTCCTCGTTGTTCTTCTTGAACACGATATACAACGCGTCAAGCGTAGCAGTGACTTCCCGACCAATCTTGCAGCAGTGCGCTGGCAAGAAGGAGTCAGGAATTGGAACCGGTGGTGCGGCGAATGGGTTGGTCATAGCGGCAATATACCGCGCCTGAGCGGCATGACCCTCGTTGATGTAATCAACATTTGGAGGCGATAAAACGGCGCCTCCGGTCCTAGCATTATTCTTATTCTTGTTATTAATCATTTTAACACAAGAGCGACAGCCAACTAACAGCACCTAGAAGGTCTGACCTAACTCGTTGTTCAAATTCTCCTACAATTGAAGGATTGAAATCAAAAGCTCTACAATAACTCAAGAGGCTCTGATTAGAGTAATCGCCCGGAACAACGGACAACTTCTCAAGAGCTCCCTGCCTCATCCAGTAGGCTAATCCCCCCTGTAACTCACCCTCTAATCTCTCCGTTCCCATACGGCTCAGAGTCTCGTAGAAAACCCCAACCAGGGGGCAAGCTGCATACAGAGAGAGACCACACATGCCGACATCTCGCAAGTAGTTGTCGTAATGTGCTACGCCTCTGGTTGAAATGGCTATCATATCCTTAAACACGCTAGTTGGTTTTCTTACCATCATCCAACCCAAATCGAGCTCGACTGGTTTCATCTGACAAAACTCAATGTGCTCAACTTGGTATACTGGTGGTTCAGCTACCATGTTAAACCCATACCCAACAAAGAATAAGTCAAAACCATCCAAGAATCTTGGTAGTTCTTTCAAATCCATTATTGCCACAGAGTCATCCCCATTGTTAACTAATTTGAAATCAAGCCCTAGAGCCTCTTTCCAATGTAGTAAAACGCTGGTCATCAAAATCACATTCCCAACAGAAGTGTTCATATCACCGGACATCCTTCCAGTTGCTTTATATTCAAAATCATAGGTATCACCTTTACCCTTGCAATAATTCACAAGTTGGCATCGAAGTAAGTCATAAAGTTCACGATTCCCAGGAAACAATCTCTTGTAAACTGAGTGCTCATAATCCAATGCGTACTCCGACACATGTTGGTCAAACCTGCTAGCATCCAGCCCTACCGCTACTGGACAAGAAAAGGAATTCCATTTCTTTACTATTTGCTGAGCCATCGCTGGCAAGGTACAATGCTTAAACACTGTCTCTTCTCCCCATAAAGCGTCTATACCCTTATAAATGGCCAATTCATTACGTTTATTGATGTACTGACCAAGGAGTATGTTATATTTCGGTGATCTTGGTGATATAATTCTAGGGTCCTTGTCCGCAGTTTGCACTAGTTCCCATTTCACAAAAATGTTAACATGCACATCCTTTGGCGCAAGTTTCCTATTATCAATCAACTCCTGGAGTGCTTCAGCATAGACCTGGTATTTACCCTTAGGTCTGCTTTCCACAAACTCCTCTGGAGTGATCTTCTTCACCTTAACCTCACGAGCTAACCGCCTCCCCACGCTCCATACGTCACCGTACCACACTGGAACAAGCTTCTTACTGTGAAAGAACTCAGATTTCTCCAAGTTTTCCATAGGTCGAATTTCAAGAAAATCGATTAATCGTTTTCTGAGCCAATGGTACTTACCTAAAAGCTCGTCGTACGAAAACCCGGGATTCTTGATCATCAGGACTCTATTTACTATCCCGATGAACATGTTGTGCGATGATGAGTTAAAACAGCTCCACTGCCCGACTACGCTAGCCGGGCCCACAAACTTATTCAATGATCTAAGAGGTCTATTTCTAAAGTGCAACGTCAGACCCTCAATTTCAACAACTCCTTTGTCGAAAACTGGCCAGTGCATCCTAGGGGTAGCAAGGCACTGAGATGCCCAACGTTGCCCAATGAGTCACTCTCGATCACTGCTTGCTGCTCTGCGGTTCATAACTTCCCTTCGTACCCTTGGTAGGTAATTGCTCATGGCTACGTCGGAAAGTTGATGCCCCATGCTGACTTGGCTATTGCCTGAGACCGTATTCCTGTAAGTGGTCAGAAACACGTTCTCATTCCAGCTACCATCAGAGCGCATGGTAATGGCGATTTTATCTGCAATCGTTTTAATTCGATGATTTTCTAAGTAAAGAGACATATGTGTCTTGGGATCGGGCACCCAAATGGGCAACCAACAACCAGGTGGCTTCATGAGAATGTGATCATACCCCAATCTATTCAGAAAACAATCAATGCGTTTCCAAAGTCTTACGAAATTGAAAACACTATCATTCTCTTCATAGAAAAATTTGATCCAACCACTACTTAAACCGTGGTCCACAGCGCAACTGTATTCAATCTTGCGACGATTACAGGTCCGACCCAGGTAGATTACATCATAAGATATCTTCTGTGCCTTCCCTTGGAGATCCCACAACCCTGCGGAAACAGGTGGTGGTTTACTCCAAATTGCGTGCCAAGTCCCTCGGAAAACTATACCAGTTCCACTCCTCAGGTGGCCAACAGTGTCGCGTTCTGTTATCACATCCTGGTTTGGAATGTCCAGTGAAGTCGTCTCATACCACTCCCTAGCTGTCAGCTCCAAAGACTGCTGATTTTCAACTCTGCTATCATGTCTGATCAATATGCACCCCTCGTCAAATAGTTTGCCAATCTTAGTGAAAGTCAAACCAGAATACTCAGTGGCGTACTGGACCTTAACAATAGTTCGTTGTAACATTGCCTCTTCACTCAAGTCAATGACTTTTCTAATCCTCGAACCAATCCGAGAACGTCGAGATTGTGTCCACCGATACACACCTCGAACGGTTACCGCCACGGCAACCAAAAGACAAGCACGTCGCGCATTCTCGAAAGTGACCAACTCCCAAAAACACGGTGATGCCTGCCCTACCCAATTGAATAGGATTTTAAATTTTCTCCCACAGGAAATGCAAAATTCCCAGATTCTAGATCCAACGGTGGGAAGAGTATTGCTACTCGCCGTCGAACCGGATAGTCGGTGATTGAATGATAACACCGACATGTGTCGCTTTACGCACTCCCCTATCTTTTCAGGCGACTGGAGTTCACTGCTTATAAGTGTCATGTCATGTTGTTATCGAAATGGGCCATGTCAATTTACATGCCAGCGTAACGTCAAAAGAAGACGCCCGTTATCTCCCATACATAGTTACGCCAAGGGGCATTATGGTCCCCACCCCCCTATCGAGTTTCCCCACTCCTTGAAGCACTGAGGTCGGGTTAAGCCTCAGATTTACGAGCAGAGCATTATAGTCTCCACCCCCCTGTTGAGTTTCCCCACTCCGTAGAGCACTAAGGTCGGGTTAAGCCTAAGATTACCCTATTGAGTTTCCCCGCTCCGTAGAGCAATC